CCAGATTTGCCAGTTCCGCCTGACGGCCTGCGGGCGTAGACATCCGGGTTCCGATTGGTTCGCCACCGAACGTATTCGCAAACTCATAACTCCCCGACTCATCCACCATCGGCGGCCGAATCATCGGAGCCTGCGGTGCGGCGGCCTCCGGCGCGGTAGGCGTCGCCGGCCCCTGAATCGGCCCCGTCAGCGAAACCAGCGGGGCGAATCGGATCGGGGTGTAGCCGGCAGCAAAGCCAGACTCACCGCCCAGGGCCATGTCACTGAACTGCGTTGCCACGTTGCGCTCCCATTTCGTTCATCGCCATCATGGTGTCCAGCACGATCCGGCGATCGTCCAGACTCATCTTTGCTAGCGTTTCCTGCACCTTCGCGCGCTTCAACTGCGCGTCGGCCAGCGCGTTCACGCTGTCGGCCTGGGCCTTCTGCGCCTGCGCGCGTTCTTTTTCCGACACCGCCTGGATGTACAGCACGTTCGGATCCGGCTGCTGGTTCTGCGCGGCCTGGGCCAGTGCGGCGGCTTCCTCGTCGGTGGGCTTGACAACGCCCGCCGTCACCAACTCGCGGCGCATGAAGTCAGCGACTTCCTGCACGCCGTCGCCTTCCAAGTTCTGCATGAGCGTGGCCAGAAGGATCTTTTGCGTCTGCGGATCGCTGGATGCGAATTGCATCATGCCAAGCAAGGATCGCCGGGTGGCCGCACGCTGCGTGGCAAACGACGGGCCAACATCTGCGACGACATCGAAATCAGCGGTTGAAAGATCATTCTCGTACTCAACCTCGCCGTTTTCACCCATTGTCGGCTTGAGCAGTTCGATGGTATCGGTCTTGCCTTGCTCGTTGAGACCCTTCATGCGACGCCGAGGCTCAACGTAAATGTCCTTCGCCATCGACAGCCAGATCTCGCCGCAGCGCTGCACGGCTTTGGCGTAGTTGCTGATATACAGGAACGCCTGGGATGCCAGCCGTTGCTGGACCATCTCCATTGCATCGCCGCTGATGTTGGAGACGATCTTGTCGCCTTCCTGCTGGTTGCCCAGGATGTCATTCATGTCCTGCTCTGTGACTTGCAGCAGAGCGGCCATTGCTGGCGGGATAACGGGCGACTTAGTGTACGCCGTCGGTCCAGATACCTGCATCGACCCATCTGGCCCGGTCACAGGATTGATCAGCAGGTAAGGGTAGTTCTTCAGATTGTCTTCTGACCACATCACCTGATGGCCGGCAACCTGCTCGGGCGTCATGATCGGCTTTTCGATGCTCGACAGCGCCGAGATTTCACCCAGCTTGCTGAGTTGCATGTTCTTCAGCCGCTGCGCATCCTTGGCCAGCCGCACGATGCCCATGCAGCGCTCGACGTTATCCACGAACCAGCGCTTGCCGTACACCGGCACGATCGGGATGCACTTGCCGGCGATATAGCCGTGGTCCTCAAGGACTTTGCCACCGCTCATCAGGTACTTGCGCACTCGCTTGCGCTTGATGGTGCGCTCTCGCACGACTTCGCTGCCAATGGCTGCAAGCATCTGCTCTAGCTCTGGGTCTTTCTCAAAGTCAGATGCTAGGTATTTGTCCTCCGAGCCATCAAGCGCACGGTAGACAAACTGCTTTTCGTTGACCTCTTCGATGCAGTAATACTCAGCGATATACACGACGTCTGGCGTACTCCAGTCGAACATGGTCTCGTAGATTTCTTTCGGCCATGTCGTCGGATCATCGCCATACTGGTCGATGTACGCATCGCGGGTGATGCTGTACAGCACGAACGCATGCGTGGCGTCGGCCTTGTCCTGCCGCTTGGCTTGCAGATCGAAGAAAACACTGGTATCGGCGTCGTAGATCGGCTCGATCCTGATGCGCTGGTGGTCGTTGTCGGGGTCTTCGTCATCCTCATAGACCGCCTTCAACCGCCATGCACCAAAGCCACCGCCGATGGCTTCCTCGAAAGCGTTGTCATACGCCTCGTTCGCGGTGCTGTCCTGCTCGTCAGCGCGGAACAGCTTGTTGCACACGTCGGCCATTGCGGTCGGTGAGCCGTCCTTGCTCACAAAGTCGACGGTGACGCGGTTGTTGCGGTACTCGTTGACGAGGCGCTGAACGGCCAACGCGATCTTGTTGACCTCAAACTTCGGCTTGTTCTCGTACTGCTGCTCCAGCGGGCCTTCCCACTGCGCGCCAGCGATTGAGTAAAAGCGCCGGTCTTGCAGGCATTGCAGGCGCTCGTCACGCAAAGCGGACTGGATGGCGTCGAATCGCCGCAGTGCCTCGCCGTGGACATCGCGCAGGCGTTGGGTGTTGGAGATTCGTGGCATCCTTTTGTCCCTATTGCAACAGCCCCTGAATTATGCTACCAACGGTTCGCCGTTGGAATAGGCGTGAATGTCACCTGCCGTGTGACAGCGCCTGCACGCCTGACGCCTTCGCAGGCGTAGCGCAGGGCGTCGATGACGTGGTTGTTGTCATCATTGAGGATCGGCAGGACTTTTCCTGTCAGTGGATCTGTCTTGTAGCTGTAGAACGTCAGTTCGTCAATTGTGTGCGTGCAGCGAGGGTGGACGATGATGTCGTAGGACTTCAGCCACTCGATGCCCTCGTCAACGCTGTTCTTGCCTTTGACTGCGGCCATGATTTTCGGGAAGCCGTGACGGCGCATGTGGCTGATGGTCTCTGGGCGCGATGAGTCGGCCACCAGGGGCCATTTCTCGGCCTCTGGGACGGTCATAAACAGGTCAGGCGTGTTCGTAATCTCGCAGCCGACCATGTAGGCCTCATGGTCGATGTAGAGCGTCCTGCCGACGATATGGCAGCGCACAAGCACGGTCGGGTCGGATGCAAAGCCCCAGTCTGCACCGAGGCGGTGGATTGCATCCTTGGGAGCTTCAAACTCCTCGACGCGCCAGTTGCGGAAGACGCGGGCGCTGCTGTTCTGTAGGTATGCGCCACGCCAGACGTGAGCGTATTTGTCAGGGTCGCGTGCCCTGTCGTACTCCATCTCGGCGCGCAGGACGTCTGGGAACCAGGGGTTGTCATCGAAGTTGACCTCAAGCACAACGGCGTCGGGTGGCGGCTTCTCGCCGCGCAGAAGCACGTCTACTGGGTCGGTGGCTTGCGACGGGTTCCAAGTGAACCACAACTCGGATCCTGGCTTGCGGATGGTCGGACGCAGCAGGTCGAGGCTGCGCTGGGAGAGGCTCTGGGCTTCCTCGACCCAGGCGCGGTCGTAGCCCTCCAGCGACTTGATCGAATCAGCCGTGTGGTTCTGCATGCCTTGGAAGATGATCAGGCCGTCGCCGCGCTTGGATTTGATGACGGCTTCCTGCACCTCAAAATACGCGCCGGCATTAAGCGCCTCAATCTTGAGTTCAAGCAGGCGCTTGACTGACTGGCTCAAGGACTTCTGCACCTCGCGCACGCAGACCGACCGGCTGGTCTGATCCATGATGTGCGCCTCGATGAGCATCTCAGCGAAGGTGTGGCTCTTGCCACTGCCACGGCCACCGTATGCGGCCTTGTAGCGCGCTGGGTTGAGCAGCGGCAGAGCCCACTCGGGCGTCTGGATCTGGAGGGTGGTCACTTCTTGATGATGATGCGTTCGATCTTCTCAACGGTCAGGGGCCCGCCGTCCTTGCCGGTCAGTTCTGCCTGCACTTGGGCTGGGATGATCTTGCCCAGGAGCGTCATAAAAGCCACAGGGTTAGCCTCTGCCTGCTTGATGAGGTAATCAACGCCACCAGCGCCCTGGAAAGCGGCTTCCAGGGCCTCCTTGATGGTGCGTGTCAACTTGTTGGGAACGCCTTTTTTGCGTCCACCTGCTCTTGCATGAACTATTGGCGCTGCCATAAAAACCTCTGCTACTTTTTTAATCACCTTCAATTGTCACACATTCGCTTCAACGACGACGACGCCGGGGATGCGGCCTGTGAGGGCGTTGCGCATTTTGGATCGTATACGTTCTTCGGCGCGGAAGCGTTCCGCGTGGGTGATGTTGGCGAGGATGTCGATCATTGAGGATTCAAAGTCGCGCAAAGTGTTCAGTTCTGCGGCGCGTGCGGCTCGGGTGCCGGTGGTTTGTTGGCGTTGGATGATGGTGGCGCAGGCGGCTTGGGCGTCGGAGATGACGCCAGCGGGGTCTGAGGCGAGGCGCATCTCGACCAGTTGCTCGGCGAGGTTGACGTTGTGGAAGATGACTTCCCATTGCTGGCGGGTGGCGCGGGCCTCGCGCACTGCGTCGAGTGCACCTCGCATCTCCAGCGCCCAGACTGTGCGGTCGTCTTTGGACAGCAGGGCCACGCCGGTGAGGGCCACAAGGTGGGCGGTGGGGTTGATGCCTCGGGGGCGGTAGTTGCTGCGTTTTCTCATTTCCTTACTCCATCAGCACACTCCAACTCGATGAGCTTGTCGAGGTAGTGCCTTGCCTTGCGCAGGTCATCGACGCCACCTTTGTCACGCCATCGGCTGACGTACTTGACGATGTTGCCCTCGAAGTAGCCGAGGTTGTTGGCTGCAATGTAGTCCCACGGCTGCATGGGTTTGGCTTTGTAGTGGGTACCGCCGATTTGAAAGTTGTTGGATGTACTCATGTTGGTGCTTCCTCACGTTCCTGTGGATAACTTTTCACCACCTTCTATGTGGACTCAGTACCGAAAAGCGCCGCAGCGTTTGGTAACTGGTAACCCCCCCTAAAGGGGGGGATTACGTTACGTTACCTAAATCGCCGCCTTTGCCCAAGGTAACTCATATCGTTTTTTTACGTTCTGTTACCTGTTACCTGACCCTGCCTGTGGATAAGTCTGTGGATAACTCATGCTCAACGCTCCGACTTGCGGATGAGCATGGCGCTTGCTTGAGCCTCATTGGCCACGATCCAGCCGTGTTCAAAGGCCTCGATGATCTCGGCCACCAGCAGATCGGCGATGGGTTTGCCTGGGATGCTTGGCTTGATGTATTGCTTGGCGGAGGCTTCGCTGACGTCCATCTTTTGCACCAAGTAGTCGATCATGGCTGACCGGCTCAGGTACGGCTGTCCGTTGCGTTCTTCTGCGCCGGATGACCACCAAGCGTTCTCAAAGGTCTTGCGGTGGCTGTCGAGCTTGCTGTTCTTTTTCTCGGTGGTTGGTGCTTGCGTTTCGACCACGACGGCAGATGTGACGGGCTGATCGTCTTCGTCTTTCCAGCCTGGGATGGTGACCTGATGCAACTCGGCGTGTACTGTCTCGGCCAGTTCAGCATCCTTGGACTTGCGCTGCACGATCTGCATGGGCGCGCCATCCTTGCCTGGGACGATGCTGATCTCAATGTCCAGTGCGCCTCGCCATGCGCTTGATCCTCTGGCGCGGTGCTGGGCTTCTTCTGAAACGCCTGTGTGGTGGACAAGGATGACGCTGCAATTGAATTCGTGCATCAGGCTATTGCAGGCATCAAGCATGGTCTTGGCGTCCTGCGCGCTGTTCTCGTCGCCTGACAGGAATCGGTGCAGGGTATCGACAACGATGATCTTTGGCGTGCTGGGAAGCAATCTGACCTGCTCAACGACTTTGCTGTATCCGGTGGGCGTGTTGAGGTCGCAGCCGTCTTTAGACAGCCACATGGCCAAGGAGCCTGATTTGTGATGGTGCTTCCAGGCTGCGATCCGACCGCGCAGGCCGTGGTGGCCTTCTCCTGCTAGATAGACCACGTTGCCATGGCGCACTTTCTGTCCGCACCAGTCGGTCATGCCGCTTGCCATGCGCAGGCACCAGTCGAGGACGACGAAGGTTTTTCCGCCGCCTGATGGGCCGTGGACCATGATCAGGGCTTGATCTTGAACCCAGCGTTTTATGAGCCATGAGATGGGTGCCGGTTGGGATGAGAAAGCATCTGCTGGAATCAGCCATTCTTCGGCTGGAGGCAGTAGCAGGCTGGCGAGATCATGACCGGCCTGGACATAATCGTTGGCATCGCCTTGGATTGGTGGCATGACCATGCGTGCGCCAAACTTGGCAGATGCTTGCTCGGCGTATCGCTGACCGACGCCTGAAGCGTCGTTGTCGGCCACGATCACGATGTCTTGTGTCGCGCCATACATCTCGCGCAGAGTGCCTGTGACGGGCACCAGATTGCTGGCGCTGTAGGACACCACGACGGGCCTAGCAGTTGTCTCGTAGATGGTGGCGGCGGTGGCAAAGCCTTCGGCAACGTAGAGCGTGCCGGGATCGTCCATCGTACCAATCATCCAGAACTTGCCGCCTGTCTGTCCGCCTGGATGGTAGAGCTTGCTGCCGTCGTGACTGATGTATTGCAGCGTTGAGATGGTGCCGTCTCGGTCGAACAGCGGGACTACCAAGCGGCCATCGCCTGTGACCCTTGCGCCATGCACACCGATGCCTTTGCGCTGTAAGTACGGGTGATCAGGATGCGCAGCCTGGGCTGCTGACCATATCGCATCAACCGTATCGCTGACCACCTCGCGCTGACGCTCCAGTGCCGCATCACGGGCTGCTCGTGCCTCGGCCATGCGTCTGGCATGCGCCATTTCCTCGGCGGCTGTTGGCTTGCGACCTACGTCTGCACGCCATGTGACCTCGATGCCAGAGCGCCAGCATCCGAAGCGCCCCGCTGGGATGCCGTCGCCAAAGACGATGTACCACCCAGGCTTGTCGCCACCTTTGTTGCCACTACCCTTGGTGCCAGACTTGAAGCGGTGGATCTTGCCGTCCAGAATGACCTGCTCTGGAGGCTCAAGACCTGATCCTTTGATGGAGTCGATCAGTTGCTGCTCTGGCGGAGCAATGATCTTCTCAGGCGGCGGAGACCACGGGCCTCCAAAGATGCTGGTTAGGTCAGCCATTGACGACCTGCCGATCTGCCCTGAGTGTTCCGGCTGTCTTGACCTCCAGTTCGTACTGCCGAGCCATCGGCGGTTCGTCTCCCCAGGTGTAGATCACCTGCGGCCAGATGCCAAGCACATCGGCCAGCTTCTTCACGCTGCCGTAGTAGTCGATTGCTTCCTTCGTCGTCATCACTGATCCCTTTCCCGGCTAACTTTTCGCATCGTGTTGACATCTTAACCGGAAACTGTGTTAGAGTTCAACCACTGCGCACCCGGATGTCCCGACCGCGCAGGTTGTAAAGGAAAGCCACATGGCCATCAACATCCGCCGCACCAGCGGCCTCACCGCCAACGGCGTCAAGCTGCTCGTCTACGGGCAGGCTGGCGCAGGCAAGACCAGCCTCATCAAGACGCTTCCCAACCCCATCGTCCTCAGTGCCGAAGGGGGCCTGCTGTCGATCCAAGACAGTGACCTGCCCTATGTCGAAATCAACGACATGGAGACGCTGCGGGAGGCCTGGAAGTGGCTGACCGAATCATCGGAAGCGAAGGAGTATCAATCGGTCGCGCTCGATTCCATCAGTGAGATTGCCGAGGTGGTCTTGAACGCCGAGAAGAAGGCGACCAAGGATCCGCGCCAAGCATACGGTGCGATGCAAGAGCAGATGGCCGACATCATCCGGGCCTTCCGCGACATCCCAGGCCGGCACGTCTACATGAGCGCCAAGCTGGAGAAGACGCAGGACGAGATGGGCCGTGTGCTGTACGCGCCCTCGATGCCTGGAAACAAGACCGGGCAGAGCCTGCCTTACTTCTTCGACGAGGTGCTGGCCCTGCGGGTGGAGAAGGACGGCGAAGGCAACACGCAACGCGCACTGATGTGCGACTCGGACGGACTCTGGCTTGCCAAGGACCGCAGCGGCAAGCTGGAGACCTGGGAAGCTCCTGATCTGGGGGCCATCATCAACAAGATTGGGGCTAAGTGATGAAAAGCCTGTCGATGGAGCAACTGGCCACGTTGTGGCTGGAATGGAAAGAAAACGAGCGCAAGGCGGTCGAGGAGCGCCGCGCAATCGAGGATGAGATGCGTGTGCGCGCAGCAATCCGCGACGACGTGGAAGGCACAGAGACGCTGGCCTTGGAGGGCTTTCGCGTCAAGATCGCTGGCCGCATCGACCGCAAGGTCGACGCTGAGAAGGTGCAGGATCTGGCCGCAGAGCATGGCTTGACGCAGCACCTGAGCACGCTGTTCCGGTGGAAGCCGGAAGTCAACATGACCATCTGGAAGGCTACCGATCCTTCCATCACACAGACGCTTGCGCCAGCCATCACGGCAAAGCCTGGGCGTCCTTCCTTCACCATTGAAATCAAGGGGTAATCACATCATGGCTCAACTCGGACAAACCTTCGACGTCAACGAACTTCCGCAAGGCAATGGCGGCAACTACGACCCGCTGCCCCCAGGTTGGTACAGCGCCAGCATCACGGCGGCTGATCTGAAGCCGACCAAGGATGGCTCGGGTCAGTACATCAAGGTTCGTTACGACATCACCGGCCCCAGCCATCAGGGGCGCGTGGTGTTCGGCAACATCAACATCCGCAACGCCAGCGCCAAGGCCGAGGAAATCGGACGGCAGCAGTTGGGCGAGATCATGCGGGCCACGGGGATCGGTCGCGTCACCGATACCGATCAACTGATCGGGCTTGCGCTCCAGATCAAACTGGACATCCGCGCGGCAGATGGACAGTACGCAGCGCAGAACGAGGTGCGCGGCTTCAAGTCTGCATCTGGCTCTGCGCCAGCGATGCCCACTGCTGCACCAGTCGCCGCACCTGTGATCAACAAGGCCGCACCGCCTTGGGCAAAGAAGTGATGTGAAAAAAAGCCCCAGGGAGTTGACTCAACCTGGGGCAACCGCTTACGCGGGAGGAGACAGCAAGGAGGTTACCACATGAAAATACCCGAATCAAATCATAGCATCCAGTCGCTCATCGACAAGTATCACGAATTCAAGGCCGAGCCGCCCAGGCCGCACATGGGGGCCAGTCAACTGGGCCATCCCTGCGACAGGTGGTTGTGGCTGTCCTTTCGGTGGGCCGTACAGCCCGAGTTCCCTGGACGCATCCTGCGGGTGTTTAGAAGGGGTCAGAACGAAGAAGCCACCATCGTCAGCGACCTGCGCGCCATCGGACTGGATGTGCGCAGCACGGGGGCGGCTCAGAGCCGCGTGGACTTTGGATGCCATGTCAGCGGCAGCATCGACGCCATCATCGAGTCTGGCGTGCCAGAAGCTCCTAGAGCGCGACACATCGCTGAGTTCAAAACGCACTCCAAGAAGTCGTTTGACGACCTTGAGAAGCACGGCGTCGAGAAGTCCAAGCCGCAGCACTTTGTGCAGATGCAGGTCTACATGCACGGCACCAAGATCGACCGCGCACTGTATCTGGCAGTCTGCAAGGACGACGACCGCATCTACACCGAGCGCCTCCACTATGACGCCGAGGTTGCCGAGAAGTACGTCGCCCGAGGCCACAGGCTGGCGCTGGAAGACCGCATGCCGCCGCCGATCAGCACCGACCCGAGTTGGTATCAGTGCAAGTTCTGCGACGCCTATGAGTTCTGTCATCAGACCAAGACAACAAAGCACGTCAACTGCCGTACCTGTGCGCACAGCACTGCCAAGGCTGACAGCACATGGCGATGCGAGCGCCACGATGCTGACGGTATCCCGGTGGAGTTCCAGCAGCAGGGTTGCGAAAGCCATGTGCTGCATCCTGATCTAGTGCCGTGGGAGCGCGAGGAAGGCCTGGATGACTGGACAGCGGTCTACGTCATTGACGGGCAAGACGTGGCCAACGGGGAGGGAGACGCCCACGTCTACACCAGCAAGGAGATCTTGGCCAACCCAAGAATTTGCGCCCTCAACGATGAAATCGTTGGGGAAATACGCAGCGAGTTCAAGCAAGCGAGGATCGTCGGATGATCAAAGTCAACGCCATGAGTCAAGCGAAGATGATCTGCATGCTGCTGGACGGCGAGTATTCCTGCCAGGATCTAGCGCAAGAGACGGGGCTGCACTACGTCACGGTGCAGGCCTACATGCGGGCATTGCACAAAGAGGGTGCGGCTTATATCGCCAGGTTTGAGAAGGACAGTCGTGGGCGAGACGCCATCAAGGTCTACACCCTTGGCGAAGGCGTGGACGCCAAACGGCAGAAGATGACGTCTGCGCAAAGGCAGGCCAAGTGCCGGCAAAACCAGAAGATCAGGGAGCTATTCAGCCGGGGGGCGCGTCGTGCAGTTGCGTGACTATCAGCAGCGAACCATCGACCAACTCTATGCGTGGTTTGCTGAAGGCAACGATGGCAACCCCTGTCTGGTGCTGCCCACAGGGTCAGGGAAGAGCCACATCGTGGCCGCGCTGTGCAAGGATGCCTTGCAGAACTGGCCCGAGACCGTGGTGCTGATGCTGACGCATGTGAAGGAGTTGATCGAGCAGAACGCCGAGAAGATGCGCCAGCATTGGCCTGGAGCGCCGATGGGCATCTACAGCGCCAGCATCGGCAAGAAGCAACTCGGTGAGCCAATCACCTTTGCTGGCATTCAGTCGGTGCGCAAGAAGGCCAAGTTGATCGGCCACGTTGACTTGGTGATCATTGACGAGTGCCACCTTGTGAACCACAAGGACGAGGGTGGCTATCGTGACTTCCTGGCCGATCTCAAGGCTATCAATCCTGCGCTGCGGGTTGTGGGGCTTACGGCCACGCCTTACAGACTAGGGCACGGCCTGATCACCGACAAGCCTACGCTGTTTGATGCGCTGATCGAGCCTGTGAGCATCGAAGAACTGGTGTTCAAAGGCTACCTGTCGACGCTGCGCAGCAAGGTCACCAAGGCCAAGCTGGACACCTCGGGAGTCCACAAGCGAGGCGGGGAGTTCATCGAGTCTGAACTGCAAGCCGCCGTGGACACGGATGACCAGAACGCCCGTGTGGTTCAAGAGGTGATTGCGCTGGCGGGTGATCGCAAGGCGTGGCTGTTCTTCTGTTCTGGCGTCAAGCACGCGCAGCGGATTTGTGATGTCCTGATTGAGCGTGGTGTGCCTGCGGCATGCGTGACCGGGGAGACGCCCAAGAAGGAGCGCGAGCGTCTGCTTGCTGAGTTCAAGGCCGGTCGGCTGCGCGCCTTGACGAATGCCAACGTGCTGACGACAGGCTTTGACTATCCTGACATCGACCTGATTGCCATGCTGCGTCCGACGATGAGTGCTGGGCTGTATGTGCAGATGGCTGGGCGTGGCATGCGGGTCAAGAGCCACACCGATCATTGTTTGGTGCTTGACTTCGCTGGCGTCGTTTCGACGCATGGTCCGATCACGGCGGTGCAGCCTCCCAAGAAAGTTGGAGGTGAGGGCAATGGCGAAGCGCCGGTCAAGGTCTGTGAGAACTGCGACGAGTTGTGTGCGCTGGCAGCGCGTGTGTGCCCGACGTGCGGTCATCCTTTCCCAGAACCAAAGGTCAAGAAGTTGCAACTGCGCGATGACGACATCATGGGACTAGATGGCGTCGAGATGGAGGTGCGGGACTGGAGATGGCGGGAGCACACTTCCCGCGCCAGCGGCAATCTGATGCTGTCGGTGAGCTACTACGGGACGATGAGCGATCCAGTGATCACGGAGTACCTGCCGGTGCTGAATGAAGGCTACGCAGGCCAGAAGGCTATGCAGCAACTGGCCACGATGATCAACAGCGCAGGTGCCAGCATCCAAAGAGATCCAGGCCTTTCTCCGTTGGCCGACATGGCCCTGCGGATGAATGGGGCCAAGCCACCAAGCATGATTGAATACAAGCGTGATGGGAAGTTTTATCGTGTGCTGAAAAGGAGTTGGAATTGAGTTGGAACCTGTTGGAACTTCAAGTGATTCGGTGGGCTGAGGACAGGCGCATCATCCCAAACGCCACGCCGACGAGCCAGTTGCTTAAGGCGGTGAGCGAGATGGGGGAACTGGCCGACGCTGAAGGCAAGCGCGACAGAGCCGCTATCAAGGACGCCGTGGGTGACGTGCTGGTGTGCCTGATCAACTACTGTGCCCTGCATGACATGACCCTAGAGGAGTGTTTGCGCGGCGCGTATGAGGAGATCAAGGATCGCAAAGGCACCCTGATGCCGGATGGGACGTTTGTGAAGGAGGCCACATGACTGCACTACACCGCAACGTCGAGCGCACCTTTGCGCTCATCGAGGAGCATGGAGCGTTGTCTATCAAAGAACTGACCGAGATGTCAGGAGCGTCGAAGGACACACTGCTCAGGCATCTGCGCCTCTTGAAGGCCGACAAGAGGCTGTATCAGATCGGTGTGGCGCACAGGACGAAGTGGAGCATTTCGCCGCCGCCAAAGCCCAAGGTCAAGCGCAACCCCATTGAGCAGGTGCCCAGCATCTGGGCGTATGCCAACAGGATTGCAGTGATGATGACCGCATGACTGAGCGCATCCCGACCGAGCATGAAGAGCAGCGCGAGGTCGTGCGGTGGTTTCGCCGCACCCTCTCGCCTGTGCGGATCTTTGCCATCCCCAATGGCGGTGCGCGAGGCATTGCTGCCGCTGCCCGCCTCAAGGCTGAGGGCGTGTCTCCCGGTGTGCCAGACCTGTACATCCCAGCCTGGGGCCTGTGGATCGAGATGAAACGCAGCAAGGGTGGTGTCCTGAGTGCGGAGCAAAAGGACTGGATCGCCTACCTCGAAAGTGTGGGACACTGTGTGCTTGTGTGCCACGGCTCAGAAGAGGCCAAGGCACGGATCGCAACCTTTCTAGACGAGCACCCATGTCACAAGCCCACATCAAAAGCGCCTTTCTGAGCCTGCGTCTGCCTCCTGACGTCAAGGAGGCACTGTCCCGCCTTGCCCAGGAGAACACCCGGACCGTGGGGGCGCAGGCGTTGCACTACATCAGGCTGGGCATGAAGAATGACCTACAAAAGAACTTTGGTATCGTGTGACGTTGTGAGACATGGGGTATAGTCCACCCATCGCAACACACCAACTGGAGCAGCAAGATGAACACCGCCGAACTCAACAAGGTCCTAGACGAAATCAACGAAGTGGTCGAAGGCCGCCGCGGCTGGGTATCGCTTACGAAGGCCCGCGCCAAGCTGATCGGCATCAGCCACGACCTGCTGCTTGGCTGCGCCAAGGCCTACCAGCTCAAGGTCGCCCCGCACGGTCTCTGCGGCTGGTGCGGTTCACGCGCAGCATGACCCCACCCACCAACTGGCCCTTCCCCACTTGGAAGGGTCAGCCTCTCCCCCCACCCCCGCCTCCACCGAGGCGGGATCTTAGCGACATCCCACCAGCACTTTTCTGACTGGAGCAGCAGAAATGACCCCCGACGAAATCGCCACCCTGATGAACGACACCGCCGGCCAGCGCTGGGGCGACGAGGCGCACTTCCAGCGTTTTGCCGCTGCGTTTGAAAAGCGCATCTCTGCGGCTT